AACAGGCTGAAGGGCGTAAGTATTGCCGATGCGGGCTGCGTGAAGGTTTGTTACGGGTTATGGTGTGTGGTAATCGGCACATAAGGGAGACACGTGTAGCCCCAGCCGTTTCTAAATTAATTAGGAGCTGATACTCAAGGGGATTATTCTGAACCCTGAATATTAGCGGGTAAGGGGTGGGTAAACGAGAGATGAAACGATGAAGACCTGTAAGTGGGTGGCAGGAGATTAGATGAGAAAATTCCCGCAACCAGAGACACCAGCGTATGACAGAGTGGTTAAACAGGTTGAAGGTGGAATTGACTATCATACTATTGCTGACAGTCTAGATATGACGTTCAAGGGTTTCAAGGATGCCCTCCGGGGATATAATATAACCCGTAAAAAATCAAGTTTTGAGGGAGTTCTCCCGCCGGTATATGACTTCCCGAAATCTGCTAGTTGGGGAGAACATATTGAAACGATGCAGAGAATGGACAACTTGGTGGCCTTCCACCAGCGAGTCCCGTCTGAAATAACTATTGAAA